ATGTATCAGGAGTTCCCGCCTACCGAGGACTACGCTTTTGTAATGACGGGAACATCGTTCTTCTCTAATTCGAGGTGTACCGATGCCGTTAAAAGACTCAAGAAGCGTTCTTTTGATTCTTATCGCTACAGCTTTGGCGTTAACTTCCAAGACACAGAAGTTCTCAAATCTACTGAACGCCTTGCCACGCTCAAGATTTGGGAAGAGCCTGTGGATACTGCTTATTATGTTATTGGTGCTGATCCCGCTTACGGATCTTCTGATTGGGCAGACCGATTCTGTATCCAGGTCTTCCGTTGCTACGCAGACGGACTTGAACAAGTGGCTTCGTTTGCGACAAGCGAATTAAACACCTACCAGTTTGCTTGGATCATCGCTCACCTTGCGGGCGCGTACAAAAATTCCACATTGAACTTGGAAATCAATGGACCGGGTCAAGCTGTCATCAACGAGTTGCGAAACCTTAAGCGTCAAGCGGCTTCAATGGGTACGGCTTTAGGAAAAGACCTCTTGGATGTGTACGGCAATATGCAAAACTACATTTGGCGTAGAAACGACACTCTAGGTGGGGTGTCCAACTCGATTGGCTGGATGACCACCGCAGCGACTAAAGAGCGGATGCTCACCTACATGAAAGACTACTTTGAGCGCGGCATGATGGACATTTGGGATATGGAAACCATTGAAGAAATGAAGACCATTATCCGTGATGGCGGCTCGATTGAAGCGTCTGGTCGCAACAAAGATGACCGCGTTATTGCGTCCGCTTTGGCTTGCGCTGCCTTTGCCGAGCAAGTCCAACCGCGTTTGATTGCGCAAAAGATTACCCGCACGATTTCTAAATCGCAAGATGACTTTACTCCAGAACAGTTGACAGTTGGGCGTAATGTGTCGGACTATCTCAAAAGGATAGGAGTTTATGGAAAATAAAAGGGTTTACCCTAAGTCCGAGTTAAAGCGGATTATTAAACGATTCTTCCAAGATAAGAATCGGGGTATCTCCATCGCCCTTTTTGCTGATCTAGCTGGGCTTTCGCACTTGTATTTGCGCGAAATATTCCTATATGAAACTGAGCCACTTACTGAAAATGTGCAGCGTAGGGTTGATAGAGCCTACAAAGCATGGGTCAAAGGCGAAGTGGCCATTATGCAAAATCGTGACACCAGCAAATTTGTGCAATATCGCAAAGAGGCAAAGCCCGTGATGCAACGGGGCATGGGCTTAAAGCTGGAAAATGGGCAATTTAAGGTCAGCGTGGGAGTCAAGCCCAAGTATGACTATTCTGGTTTAACACTTGACGAACAGTTGGAAAGGGGATAGAAATGGCAGTAGTAAATGATTACAAGTGTCCAAAGCACGGATACTTTGAGGCTCGTAAACCGCAATGTCCAATGAAGGATTGTCATGAAGAAGTTATGGTTGTATTTTTACAAGCACCTAATCTCATTAGTGCGAAAACCAAGTTCACCGACAAATCGACCAAGCAACTCGCAATGGAATTCGATATGTCAGACATCAAAACCACCCGAGAAGGTGAAAACCAAAGCGGATACCTCACCCGCAAAAACAAGTTCACCGAAAAAGAGTACGCGCAAGCCGAAAAGTACGCAACCCGCAAAAAAGGCGTTGACAAAGACAAACTCTCAAAAAAACCAGTTCCCGTTGTCGAGCAGCCAAAAGAAGCGCGTGCGGGCGATGCAGCGATCTGGGGTGGCGGATTCCAAGGAATGAATTTGCAATCCGTTTTAACTGGTAGATTTGCTAAACCAGTACGCGATGAGCAAGTAGGCTTGACACCACAACAAGCTGGGGTTATAAAAGGACCTACGATTGATCCAAGCTCTACAATGAGAGATCCTGATAACCTACAGATCAAAAAATGAGAATACCAAATTCGCCCGAACACAGAGAGGATTTTTATTTAGACCTCATTCAGAAATGTATGGTGTCACGGGAAGAAAGACGGGGAGACTACACGACTCTCCGTTCTTTTTATCTGTTTGGTAATGACCCAGAGTCTCCACCAGCGTATTTCAATAAGATTCACCCGCACTTAGATCAGCTAACCAGCTTCTTATACTCAGCTGAAACCACAAGATTCTCAATCGCGTTAGGCGCATCCGTTCCCACCGCAGAGCAACGCAAAACCCCGTCATTAACACAAGCCCTTAACGATGAGTGGCTGAACTCTAATGCCGACCAAGTGTTTTCTACCGCTTTGACCTGGTCATTGGTTTACAACTCAACCTTTATCAAGCTGGTTTACAAGAACGGCATCCACCCTTACATGATTGAGCCTTCTGCTATTGGTGTTTTGCGGGAGGATACGCCCTATACAGACAGGCAAGAAGCTATCGTTCAAACATACTACATTACCAAGTCTGAGCTCTATGCCCGTCTGTATTCCCATCCAAAGCGCGATTCGATTGTTTCTCGCGTAACCACAGGAACAAAAGTATCTGAGTCTGACATTCCAGAAGCGGTGAACCGCATCGTGATGAGCCAGACCAATCCAACCATCTACGGTAATGTAAATTTGGATTTATACGGCATGAACCGCTATAAGTCCCGCGTAGCCGAAGAAACGATTGAGATGACTGAGTTGTGGGTGTGGAATGATGACACCGAGGATTATCAAGTGGTCACAATGGCCGCGCCCGATGTCATTATTTACGATAGACCAGGCGCATCTGTGTTCCTCAAGGGCGAATGCCCGTTTGTACAGATCTGCCCTAACCCTTTATACGATTATTACTGGGGTGCGTCCGAGTGCCAGCAACTTATCTTGCTTCAACAGCTGCGCAACACCCGCATGACCGAAGTTTTAGACCTATTGTCTAAACAAGTAGCTCCACCAACCGCATTTAGTGGCTTCTCAGGCATTACAGACGAGAAATACTTTGCTATGCAGCGCGCTGGATCAATGATTGCCACGGATATGCCAGGAGCAAAGGTAGATCGCCTTGCACCAGAGATGCCACCTGATTTATTTGAGGTTATTCACGAAATTGACGCGATGTTCTCGGAAGTTTCGGGTATTTCCAATGTATTGAGCGGAAAAGGCGAGGCTGGTGTCCGTTCTACGGGTCATGCAAGCCAATTAGCTCGTCTTGGTAGCTCACGCGCGAAAAAACGCGCTTTAATCGTTGAAGATAGCTTGGAAAAGGTAGCAACTTTGTATTTGAAGATGATGCAAGCGTATGACGACACGCATTTCCGCGATACAGAAGATGTGCCGTTTATTGCCGAGCAATTTACTAAGGATTTCGTTGTGAAGGTTGATGCGCATAGCAATAGCCCAATCTTTACGGAAGATCTAAAACAACTTGCATTTAATTTATTTAAGGCGCAAGCTATCGATAAAGAAACGCTGGTTGATTTGGTTGAACCACCAATGAAGCAGTTGATCAAAGACAAGTTAAAGAAACGGGAAAAGGAACAGGCTGCCAACCCGCAACCTCAACCAGCTCCTAAAGAAAAGAAAGAACCGAAAGGCGAATAATGGCAACGGGTAATGTTCAACCAAAGGCTGATCAACCTAGAGTTACTACGGAAAATTTAAAGCGTAGTGAGGGTAGCCCAAATTTGCAGTATCGTACTCAAGGAATCAAGAGTTTTGACAGAAGTTCAAAAACTCGTGATTATGGTCGTTCAGTTAGGGGATAACTAACTTAGGAGATGATGATGAGAAAAGCTCATAAAAAGTCACGCAAGTCACGCCGTTAATAGGTTTTCCTTCACGGGAGAAAAGGGTATGGCTGCTTGCCCTGGAACTAAGTGGCCGCTGCTAACTGGAGAATACTCACATGGCACGCAAAGCTCGCAAAGGTCGTAAATCTCGCAAGTAATCGTATGAGGGCTAAAACCCTCTGATTACTTCGGTCAGACCGAATCCGTCCTAGGGGAGGAGGAAACTAAATAAACCTCCCCACTTGACAAGCAATAGATTAAGATTACGATTAACAGTAATTTGATAGGAAAAGTTATGGGCGTACCCTCAGACCAGTTGATGCAAATGATTAAATCCCAACGGGATGGTGCAACACCCGCTGGTGCAGCTCCTACACCTGATACACCAGCTATGGGTATGTCAGATACTTCCGCTCCTCCGATGGGAGCACCAATGTCCACTCCAGAACCAAAAATGGGAAACCGCGAAGCCGCGATGATTAACATTTCAATGGCGATGGATTTGCTGGAACAAACATTACCAGCTTTGGGTAGCGAATCCGAAGAAGGTCAAAAGGTTTTAAATGCAATTCGCACAATGACTTCCGTTATCGGGCCTAAGAAGGCTAAGGTGAATGAGTTGCAACCTAACGAAATTATGCAAATGCTTCAAACATTACCTCAAGCTGGCGGTGCTACAGCAGAAGGCAAAGCAATGAACCAAGCACCAACAATCCCAGGTATGTCTGCTCCAGTTCCTCCTCCAGCCCCAGCTGGCGGTATGCCTGGTGCTGGTGTGCCTTCCGCAACTCCACAAATGTAAGGAATTACTATGGAACTCTTTAAACCACGCGGTTCTTCTAGCCCACGCAGACCAACCGACAACAACCAAAAGAATGGTCAAGTAATCAATACTCCTCGCTATTCACAATTTGGCGGATTAACTTCTTCTGCTAAAGCTGGATACAAGAATATGATGAACTTGTCTCATCCTGGCGATACCAAAAAAGTCATCTAAGGAAAAAGGGGATAGATAATGGCATCTTTAGAAGATCTCAGTTTAGAGCAACGGGACGAATTGGCTCTCTTGATGAAAGAGTTGTCCGATAATCCAGAAACTCGCAAAGAAGCATTACGACTCACAAAGAAAGTGCGTCCTAACATGACAATTCCAGAGCTGGATATCGAAGAGCACACAAACTCTAAGATTTCCGCTGCCGAAGAGCGCGTCATGAAGTTGGAAGCACAGATTCGTGAGAAAGAAGCAAGAGAAGAACTCGACAAGCGCAGAAGCAAGCTGAAAGAGAAAGGGTTAGCCCAATCCGATGAGGATATTGAGCAAATTGAAAAATTGATGCTGGAGCAAGGTATGACAAATCATGAAACAGCAGCTCAGTATTTTGAATGGATGAAGCAAGCCGCCACTCCAACGCCTAATTCTGCTATGGGTTACAACCCAAGCGCACTTTCTAAGTTTGACCTTTCTAAGTATTGGAAGAACCCACAAATGGGCGCGCGGGACGAAGCATCAAAAGCCCTACAGGAATTGAGAAAGAACTCAAGACCGATAGGTATTTAACAACAAGCAGTAAATAGGGGATATTTACTTTTAATGGAGAATTATTATGCCTATTGGTGGCGGAATAGTTCCAGCGTCAGGATCAAGTCAGTATAACGAGCTTACTTATGTAACTCGCCGTGCGTTTATCCCCAAGCTGGTCGTACAGCTGTACAACAGTACACCTTTGATGGCTGCGTTGATTGCTAACAGTCAACAAGCATCAGGCGGTGTGTCCCAAGTAACCGTGCCCGTACAAGGCGCACAGTTTGTCAATGCACAATGGTCTGACTACTCTGGTTCTTTCAACCAGCCAGCAGTTCAGCAAGGTGCGTTTAATGCTGAATTCAACTTAAAGTTGATGATTTCTCCTGTACCGTTCCTCGGTATGGAAGGTGCAGTTCAGCAAGACTATGCAATCATTCCTCTCATTGAAGCTCGTATGAACGATGCAACCAATGTGATGATGGATGCAATGGCAACTGCTTTGTACACCAATTACACCAACACTCAACAGTTCATCGGCTTGCCTGGTGCTATTGACGATGGTACAAACTTAACCACATACGGTAACATCAACCGTTCTACCTACACATGGTGGAAGTCTAAGGTTTACAACGCTGGTTCAGTAAACCCAACCCGTCAAAACATTCTCCAGTACATCTCTGGTACTGTTAAGAATGGCGCAGAAGTTCCAACTTTCGGCGTTTGCGGTTTCGGTACATGGACTCTCTTGGCACAAGACTATGTCGGTCAAGAACAGTATGTAATCACCCCAGGACACGGTTTTGATGGTGACTCCAATGGCCCACAAGCTGCTTTCCGCGCTTTGATGGTTGCTGGTGTTCCAATCTATCCAGACCCATATTGCCCAGAAGGTACTGTTTACTTCATTAACAGCAACTACTTAAGCCTCTACATCCACGATCAGGGCTCTTTCGTATTTACTGGTTTTGAATCAACACTTCCAAACTGGCAGATCGGTTATGTTGGCGCAGTCTTGATGATCGCTGAATTAGTGAGCACCAAGCCTAAGTCAATGACCCGTGTATCTGGTTACAACTCTATTTCACTATAAGGAGAACTAACCATGGCACTCGGCTTAAATAAAATCCTCATTGCGGGTACTTATGAAAATACGCCTGGCGCGTATTGGCAATCTCCCGCAAATATCACAGTTACTACTGCTGGTAATGTGATCCCAGCTGGTACTTACCTTGCATTTGCCACATCCAATGTGGTAATCCAAGCCGTATCTAACTACAACACCACATCAAATGTGGCTACATGGTCAAATGTCTATGTTGCTAACTCTGGTGGCGTTGTGATTTCTGACGGCGTGAATGTACAGGCTAATGTGATCGCTGGTGGCACAAATACTACTTTGCAGTTAATCACCGTAAACGGCGGTCAAGCTGTTTCTGGCACTTACAACAGTTAAGGAGAACAGTAATGGCTAACCCAGATTCAGTAGCGCAGCTATACCTAGACAGTTTTGGAAACGCTAAGGTCGCATCAGCTAAAGCCGTATCTTTGGCAACTGCTGGCAATGCAATCGCTAACCTTTCTATCTGCACTGGTGGGTTAACCAATGGTGGTGCAACTAGCAACTCTGGTGCAGTAATTATTCGCAGAAT